TGCTTGGTTTTTATCAAATGGAACAATCTTGTTATTACTATCCCTACTAATGCCGTAATCCATTTCTACTAAAGTAGTTTGTATAAAATTGGTGAACATTAATTTTTTATCGAGTATAATATTTTCGCATATGTCTTTTATTAAATCAAAATTAGATAATTTGTTGTTAATATAAATTTTTTCAGATAAAGAGTATTGCTTTTCTTCTTGCCAATTACAATTGCTGGATATATCGATATCGTCAAATATTTCCTCCCAAATTTTGCTTATATTATCCCAATTATAAAGCTCTTGAGTTTTTTTGCAAACTTCCACTTTTTTATTGTTTTTGTATACAACATCCGAAGATATATAATCATTTATTAATCCAACCGTATGTCCTATATCTGGATAAGCTCTTTTGGCATGGTTTTCTATTTCATAAGAAAGAGAACTCAAATTTATTGCGTAACCACCAATGTTTCTTACAATTTCTGACATCGCACTATAATCAACAGACATAACTGGTACGCCACAAGCAGAAGCTTCTATTTGTGGCATTCCAAAGCCTTCGCATACCGCATATTGTATATACAGATCAAACATATTGTATATATCAGACAAGTCTTCATCCGATATACCATCGGAAGTACTGCTTAATGTACATTGAAAATTGTTACATTTAGGACAAAATGTTTGTGGTCCTACAAACTTAGACGGGAAAAAATGTGAACAACTTTTGCATTTATAAGTAAAATAAACATAATTAGTAATGCCAAAATCTAATAACAGTGAAGGTATATTCCAACCGGCCATTTCCGGAAAGGTAGTATGCAAATATAAAATAGCATTAGAATTTTTTTCTCGAACTTTGGATAAAACTTCGAATAATCCAGGTATTAACTTTCTTCTTTGATTGCGCATTACTGATCCGATAACAAAGCTATCCTGAGGTATACCGAAATCAGTTCTTCTGTTACGTTTAGGTTTAAATATATCTGTATTTATACCTGCAGGAGTAGTTTTTGGCCAAAGATTATCAAATTTTTTTAGATATTCTTTAGCCCATAATGTATAAGGCACCAAAACATCGGCAGTATTAAAAGACGTCAACCATTCTGTTTTTTGCGGTATAGAATCCATTGCTGGCATTATTACCCATTTAAAAAACCTTCTAAGAGGAGAAGATGATTCGAAATCAAACATCCAAGGATCTCTTACATCAAAAACTATATCTGGTTTAAAGTCTAAACATACTATATCAAATCTCCAATGACCAAATTGATTAATGGGACTCGATTTATATTTTTTAAATCTCTCATCTTTTGCATCAACACCGTTTGCATAGTACATCCAAGGTATGGATTTTGATCTTGGGTCGTTTACGGTTCCATAACATCCAAGTTCTGCTATTTCGTATTTATCGGTTTTATATAATCTAGAAAGAATTTCTCGACCATAATTGGCATAACCAGAATTTAAAAAACTGGCTTCATTGCATAGCAGTATTCTTTTTTTTCTCATAGTTTCAGTATATGCAAAATAGCCGGCGACCGTTAAATCGCCAGCTATTCCACATAATTAATTGGTTTTTCAGAATGCGACGGCTTCGACTTCTTCGTTGGCCTTATCCGTATTTTTCTTTTTAGAAAGCTTAGCAATTTTAGCAAAATTACTAACTCTAACTTTCATTGTCGAATGCTTTACGCCATCCTTTTCCCATGAATCATTTCTCAGTGAGCCTTCAACAAATACAAGATCTCCCTTTTTAAAAGTTTCAGAGATTGTATCTGCTCCAGAATCCCATGCTTCACATGGAATAAAAGAAGTTATCTTATCTCGGGATCCATCGGCTCTAGTAAATTCTCTAGAAACAGCAACGGTAAAATTTACCACTGAAGTACCCTTTTCTCCCACACTTCTTAATTCAGGATCACGAGCCAAATTACCACGCAAAATAACAGTATTCATATAAATTACCTTTCACTTATAAATGTTGAAACCAATTACACTCAACGGACCTTATTCTTATAATAACATCTGGACCAGGATCGGTCAAGCCCTAGACTTGCCATATTTTTTTAACTATCAACGAGTCTCCTTCCTTGTTCTTATTTCCACTTATAACTACAGTGTTGCCTGGCTCTATCAGATCTTTAAATTCTGAAAATGCTTCTGGAAACAATATCACAGAGTCCACACTTCCTGTTGAATCTGAAATCGTAACAAAAGCCATTTCACTGCCTGGATTTTTTCCTTTTTTTGTTTTAGTTATTTTTACATCTATTATTTCACTAGCAATACTAATTGTTTTTAATAAAGTATTCTTAAATTCTGAACAAGTAATATTAGCCCCCAAATGATCACAACCATCTATTTTTGAACACGTTAAGGCTACTCCTAGAATAGCGTACTCGTTATCCGCTATCCATTCGGGGCTATCTATAAGCGTATATGGGGGATTTTGTAAGATTTTTAAAGCATCAGATATAGCTTTATGTCGTTTAGAAGAAGATAGCATCTGCCCTCTTCCTGTGGGCGATTCCAAAACTTTCGATAACAAATCTTCTGTGCTTTCAAGACCTATTAAACATTCATTATTCAATATATTCGAATATTCTTTACTAGTAAATACAGACAAACAATTTAAACACGCTATCATATAGTTTCTACTGTATTTCATGTAGTCTAAACCTCCGGCAGTAATCATATTTTTCACTGCGGATGAGTTCATATGTCTTAATATTTTTATATAAAGTTCTGGAAACTTTATGTTTGGTATATCAAAGTTATTATCATCAATTATTTTTTTTAATTTTTTATATACGGATAAACCAAAGCCTTTTATATTGGTTAAACCGAAGCATATTTTTTGTTCGTGCAAAAGAAAATTTTCATTCATCAGCCTTAAATCGGGTAGCATCACGCTTATGCCCATTTCTTTTGCATTATTCACTAATTCTCTAATTTCTCGTTGTGGATTAATTTTGTCTTTAGCAAACATTAAATACGACAAGAAAAAAACTTTAGGGAAATGAGATTTTGCATAAGCTGACAAAAATGCATTAAACGCATAACTAACCGCATGAGACTTATTAAAAGAATATCTTTGAGATTTTTCGATCCAATTAAACAATTCTGTAGCTTCTGAATTAGAAACTATATTTAATTTCTTGGCGCCAGATATAAACTTTTCTTTAAGTTTCGCCATTTCTTCTGGTTTTTTCTTGCCGATTGCTTTACGTAGCATGTCTGCTTGTTGCAGATCAAAACCAGCTATTTTCTGAGCTATTTGCATAGCCTGTTCTTGATAAATCATTTCTCCGTATGTTTTATTCAAAATATCTTTTAAGGCAGGATGGAAGTAGTCTACCGCTTCTTTTCCATTTTTTTTATCTATATAATGATTAGTTACACTCTTGCCTTCTCTAAAAGCTTCCAAACATCCTGGTCTCATTATGCTAACTAAAGCCGCTAGTTCTTCTATATTTGAAGGTTTCAATCTTTTAGCAAGAGACTGTCCTAATCTGGACTCTAATTGAAAACACCCTTTGGTGTTTCCATCTGACAAGATTTGCCACGTTCTTCGACAACCTAAATTAATTTTAGATATATCTAAATTAAAATATATATTTGGTATCTTTTGTTCTTTGATAATATCAAAAGAGCATCCGCAAGATTTATAAACAAACTGTTTCATTAGCCAATAAAAGAATTCTGGAACTTGATTTTTTTGAATAAATTTCTATGCAATCTTAAGAATCTAATAAGTATTTCTGCGGTGTCTTTGACGTCTTTAAGAGCATCATGAGCATTTTCTCCAGATATACCCATATATTTTCTAACATTGTCAAGAGTTAGGCTGTCTAAATCTGAAGATCCCTCAAACCAATAAAATAACAAATTCATGATATCCACAGTATCTCTAGGATAAAATAAATCAGTATTACCTTCCTTGTTTAGATTTTTATATTTTTTGCTCAATCTTTCTACTATTTTAAGATCAAATCTAAATATATTATATCCTGCAGCTATAGGAGCGCTAAACATAGATTTTCTACTGCTGCGAGTATGATAATTTTGTAAGTATTGAACAAAACAATTCCAAGACTGTGTTTGGTCGGGATATTCTTTCCAATTTGATAAAACTTTTTTAGGTGTTATGCCTAAAATTTTACCGTGCCAATCCAATATGTCTGAATCATCGTAAGGGTTTTCGTCTTGAGATTCTGATAGTTTATCCGGCTTCAGATTAATATTGAACTCTGAATTGTCTATAATTTCTAACTTTACTGGATCTATCATGACAGCAGCTATTTGTACTGGGCTGCATATAGATGGATCAGATCCGTCTGTCTCCATATCGAAGACACAAATTTTCCTATTTTTTATAAGCATTAATCAGTTATTATCTGTTACTTTGGTAACTTCCTCTAATGGCTTAATAACAATCTTGGGGTTGGGATCACCAGTTAATCTAGCATTACAACCAACTTTACAACAAGAAACACGTTCCTCTTTAACTTTAACATGTTCAACATTGTTGTATAGAAATTTTTCACCTACTTTTAATTCAAAGAATTTCATTATTTATACTCCCTTAGAAACGAACACATATACCATATTAGTCAAGAAGCAGAACCGGTCAACCCGCTAAAAATTCGCGTACTTTCATAATTTTATCCAACAATGCTACGCCCAATATATCAAATTTAATTACACCTATTGATTCAAGATCAGACATCTCCATACCTGCTATAGTTTGGCCGGTTTTACTATCATAAACCATAGGACATATGCTGGATAAATCTTGTGCGGACACAGCAATTCCTGCGGCGTGTTTTGATTGATGGCATTTAACGCCCTCTAAACGTATGGCCTGTTCAAATCTTTTAGACAAAGGGCCGTGCAAAGAACCATCAGACTTTATCTGACACCACTGTTTTAATTTTTTGCCTTCGTTTTCTAATGCCCATTTTATGATTGATGCTTCTCCGTACTCTTCTTTCATTTCCTGTAGATCGTCGGCAATTTTTGCTTCATCTGGTATATTTTCAGTAATCTTATTCATTTCATCAAAAGATATTGTGTCATACACCCTTAAAACTTCTTTCAATGCCCCTCTACCTTTTAAGGTATTATACGTTATCATCTGACTAACTTTATTTTCACCATACATATTTTTAATATGTTCGATAACCAATTCTCTTTTTTCTATTGGTACATCTACATCAATATCAGGCATACTAATTCTACCACCAACATTCCTTCCTGCGTTATAGAATCTTTCAAAGATAAGATCATATTTTATAGGATCGATAGTGGTAATTCCCAACAAATAAGATACTAAGGCCCCAGCAGCACTTCCTCTGCCTGGACCCGGAAGCCATTTATTATCTTTAATAAAGTCTACTATGTCTTTTACTATCAAAAAATACCCAGATAAATTTGCGGACATTAATACGTTTAATTCGTAATCTAGTCTATCTTTGTAGGTTTCTGATAGATTGTTTTCTAAAATTTTTTGATACGTAATTTTTTTCAAATACTCCGCTTCTGTATAATCCCCTGGACATTTAAATGGAGGAAGTCTTGGTTCATCCAAGATATTAAAATTTTCACACATTTGATTTATTAGGTGAGTATTGCCCAATTCCTCTTCTGTATGAAGCAGACTCATTTCTTCGTTAGACAAAATGTAAAAATTGTCTGATTTAAAAAATGTTTTTAATCCAAAGTCCTCGTTGGCTAGCAATTTTTTAGTTACATTTGGTATAGTTGTTTTGAGATTATTGCATAATAATATTCTTTGATCTACGGCATCCGTTTTATTGGCATAGTGAGCATCTATGGATGCGACTAAATTAATATCCAACAATGATTTATTTTCTCTATAAAAATTAGTTAATAGCTTTTGAGAATCACAATTTTCTCTATCCATCAATTGAGCTTCGATAAAAACATTATTTTTACCAAACATTTCTTTTAAGATATCTATTTTGGACTTGGCTATAGTAACAGCATCACTGTTAAGTTTATCTTGACACAATATATCATTTGATACTACAGAACCGGGGTGTCCTGTCATGCATATAAAATTTTCTAAACTATACTCGGATAATTCAGATAAAGATATTCTGGGCTTATGATAAAAATATTCTTTGCTATTGGATTTAGATACGATCTTTATAAGCTCTCTCCAAGCTTTTATATTTTTGCACAAAATGAGCATATGAGATAACTTTGAATTATCTTTGGATTGTATCTTTGCAGATTCTTTACAGATGTATAATTCTATTCCCAGAATAGGCTTGATGCCTTCTTTAGACATTTTTTGATAAAATTGAACATTTCCACTAATTGTTCCATGATCGGTTATTGCACAGGATTCGATGTTTAGATCACAACATCTTTTTGCTATTTGTTCGGGTTTCGATAATCCGTCCAAAAGGCTATAGTGAGTGTGAACATGTAAAGGTATATATGAATTCATTCTATTGAGCCTGGAGCTTTGTATTTTCCAACATTGTAGCCCGGAGCTGTGTATTTGTCAATGACTGCATTTAAGCCATGAAGCTCCGTATCGTGTTTAATTTGTTCACATTTGGTCATATGTGAATTTTTAGGCGTCACTTGATTGTCTCTATATTCTATAAGCGGCTCATCAAATGATGTTTTACCAAAATGACAAAGTTTGTTGCATTTCCAGCTTCTATTTAATTTTGGTTTTTTGCATCTTTTAATTTCTTCAAATTTTTTCCTTATCATGTTTTCCGTTTCTGGAAGCTGACTTCTATCGTAATTCATACTAAATATACCGCCATCATTGATGAAATATATACTTACTATTATGTGATCTATATCAGGATATAGCATACTAGCAGCATAATGATACATTCTTAATTGAGGATCTTTTTCTAGTTTAGAAAAAGTTTTCTCTTGTCCAGTTGCCCAATCGAGCCTTCTACCAGTTTTGTAATCTATTATTTCTAAAGTTGAATCATTTGCCTTGGCTATAAGGTCAATAGTGCCTTTTATGGCCAAATTCCCCTCCAAATCATTATATTTATAATACGCCCAAGGTTTTGTGATTTCTATATCAAAGTGTTGTTCCGGTTTAACAATATTTTGCGTTCGTGGATCAAAGATACCATTATGGTCTGTGAGGGCTCTGTAGACCCAAGAAACGCAGTCTTTTAAGTCTTTATCCGACCAATCATGGTTTTTAAACCGACTGCTGTAATAATGGTAAATAGTATGAATTATGCTATCAAGATCATAATTATTGATATCTATATTTGGTATGATTTCATCATCGTAGTTATTTTTTTTATTTTGTTGACAGAGTTTAATACCGGCCAAAATTTCTAAAACTTTATGAACTATTGTACCTTTATCGGCCTTTTTATTAGATGGACTACGATGGCCTAATACGTATTCTATGAAATATTGTTGTTCGCACATACAATGTGTTCCATAAGAACTACTGCGTAAATATGTAATAATTATGATAGCACCTTTTTATTTTTTAAAAAGTTAAGTATAACCTGATTTTGTTCTGGGATAGAAAGATTTTCGTTATAGATTACAAGATCGAAATTTTGTGAATCATAATTAGATTCATCTAAAGCAGTTTCGCTTTCATGATCAGAATTGTATGGATTTCTTGTTAATTTTATTACCAGACCGCCAACCGCTTTTACTGCCTCAACTTCATTAGGGAATCTACAATCTGCGATTATGGCAATTTTGGGTTTTTCTTTTTGTATTTTATTTATAGTAGCACTAGACCATACGTTATGTTTCATTTTGCGAAAGATATTTGTGCCAACAAACTGCATAACTTCTCTTGCGGTCATTTGTTTTCCATCATCCCAATAACAATCCACTAATTCGTTTTTTTGATCATCGGAACCATAACACTGGTCGTGCGTTAAGCCTAATACTTCGATGCATATGTTTTCTTTTAGGGGATCTGCAAAATTATATATTTTGGCTTTATTAAAACCTTCTATTTTTCCGTTAAAATATTTAACTACAAATTCTGAACATGTAGTTTTACCAGACTGTTTTCTTCCTGCAAACGCTACAATTTTAGTCATAAATGTTTTCCTTGATATAATTTTTAATTTGTGTTTGTATTTCTTCTGGGGTCATATCCCCCACATCATTTTTAGTTATTTCGGGACAAAATATTCTATAGGTTTGGGAAAACTTTTTTATGATTTGTTTTTTAGCAGAAGCTCCTGCCGCATCATTATCGGTCAAAATCACAATATTCATAGCCCCCGACATGTCTAATAAAAATTTTTGTTTTTGCCCAATGCTAGAACCAAATATAGCGACAGAGTTGTGTATAGAATTTTCTTCTAATCTCCAAACATTGCCGGGGCTTTCTACTATTATAACAGTTTTGGTATTCTTTATATGATCTTTTGCAAACCATAGGTTGTATAAGGTTTCTTCGGCCTTAAAGCCTTTATTATGTCTCCACTTAGAATATGAGAAAAGATATTTATCTGGACATTTTTTAGACTGGTCATGGAAATATCCGCAATTGTCACATTTTTCGAATATACTTCTACCTGTACATCCAATCATGTACTTATAATCAACATCATATATCGGCACTACCACTCTTTGATACATAGGTTTGCCATAGCTATTACAAAATCCTACATCATATTTATCTAATATGTTTTCGGAATAACCTCGATTCAAATAATATTTTGCTGGAATTTGTAAAGAATTTCTAATGGTTTTTCTAGTTATAAATTGATTGTTAAATAATGGTTTGTTATTTATGGTTTTTATATTTTTAACAAATTTTTGTTTTTCATTATTTTTAATTTTAGGTATTTTTGTTAAATCAAGTTTTAGAAAATTTTCAATAAATTTTAAAGCCTCTTTAAACGATATTAGCTTATCGCCATCCTGTTGCCAATTATGTTTTCTGTGGGATAAAATACCTCTAATAAAACCTATAATAGAGGGCATAAATATTTTTTCGCACTGATGGGAACGACATTTCCAATTACCTCTATAAACTTCTCCATAAGGATATATATTCAATGCTGTTGTATTGTCTCCTCCATGCACGGGACATGCAGAAATAAACATCTTATCTGTTTGACGATATTCGATGTCAAAATAGTCCAGCAATTCATCTATACGATCAGATAATTGATCGCTGATGTTTTTCAGTTGTTCTTGATCAAGCGAATGGGATTGCTTGGTTTTGTTGTTCATTGTCAATAATGAATCCATCATCAGAGCCATCGTTAGAGTTTGAATTTAAGAGTTCTATCCTAGTTTTACCTTCTGTAATTTTAGCACACCAACCTTTCATATTACAATTTATATAATCGTTATCGTCTAAACCACCTCCGTGTCTACTAATAACAGGAACCAGTTTACGATTGCCATTTTTAGCACCATCTTCGGCTATTTCTTCATCTGTTTTGCGTTTGAAGATTGTAAAATTACTACATAACCAAATGATTCTATCAGAACCAGAAGCTGTATCTGTAGTTTCTTTAGTTATACCATCTCTATTTAGTTGTACAAATGCAACTATTGGAACTTTATACTTTGTACAAAAATTGTGTAACGCAGTCATCA